GCTGGTTTGGATTCTGTAAAAAACACAGATGAGTTAGAAGGCATTGTTGTTTCTGCCCCGGTAAAACATAACGCAAACGGCTACCCTGAGGTAAGTGTCAACATTTACAACTCTGACGAAACCTGGGGGCAAGAAGATTCTGCTTTGCCTAAGTTTGTAGATGGCCAAGACACAATAGAGAAAAGAGCTGTTTCAGCTGACGAGCCGGCTGAAACAAAAGATGAAGAAAAAGGAAGTGAGAAGGATGCGTCAGGCGGAATCCAAGACGACGAAATCCCTTTCTAGGCTTGATTTTTTTCTAAGAAACAACCGGCAATCGCTTTGTAGTTACTGCAAGGGGATTGCTGGCGGTCTCTTATATACCCCAACAAGAGATATTTATTACGCTGCTTGCAGCAAAAAATGTATGGAGAGTTTGATGTCAGGAGAAAGACTAAAAAGAAAAGCCTTCCTTAACAAAGAGGGAGTTAAATATGCGGCCAGAAACAGCAAAGAAAAATATGTGCAGATGGCTTTAAGAAATGGTGGATATGAGTTACATGAGTGGGCAGCCGCAGATCGAAATGATTTTTTTGGTGAACTTGTTTTACATTATTTGGATTGGGCCAACGAACAGGCCGAGACAGGAAGGATAGACAAGATCATCAAAGATGACTGATTTAAAAAAATATTTTGGTGAGTCCGGGATTGTATTAGATCCTTCTATGGTTTTTACCGGGGAGGGCAAAACTAGCGACGACCTAATAAAAGAAATGAACGAGAATGGCTTACAAGTAAGTCATTTAGAATCGACAGGAGAATTAGTAAGAGTTCCTGTCACAGCAGGATCGCAAACCAGGCCAGATAAACATAACGAAAAAAGCGGCTGGTACGTCGTGTACCAAACGTCAGACGCGATTTTTGCTGCCTACGGTAATTGGCGTACAGGCATTGATTACAAATTCAGTTCTGTTAGTCCTAATAAAATGACGTCTCAGGACAAGCAACGCTTACAGCGGGAAATAAAAGAGGCTGTAGAGCGGAGCAAACAAGAGCGCGCCAAGAGGTATGATGAAGTAAGCCAGGACTGCAAGCAGAGACTTCAACATGCTCAAAAAATCAAAGATCATCCTTACCTTGAAAAGAAAAAAATTAAAAGTTATGGGTTAAAACAAATCAATAAATCTATTGTTGTTCCGATCACGGATTCTACCACAGGCGAACTACGCAGTTTGCAATATATTAATAAGGAAAAGCGATTTGTAAGTGCGTCAGAAGTAAAGGGCAATATTTATTATCTTGGTTTTGATTTGGCGGACATAGCGTCGCAGAAAAAAATTATAATCGTTGAAGGAATGGCAACCGCACATTCTTGTCACGAAGCAACGGAGCTGCCGACAGTTTGTGTTTTTTCTGCAAACTTTGGCAAAACTGCTCTCGACAAGTTAAGAAAACAAACTAACGCAAAATTTATTCTGGCATTTGATAATGATGAACATGGTTTAGGCAAACAAAAAGCGGAAGAAATCGCAGCCGCAATTCCAAATTGTAATGTAAGAATACCGAGCGCCCCCGGAGACTTTAACGATTTGGCGCAAGAAGATTTAAGCCTTGTAAAAAAAGAATTGCTTGAGGGCGGATTTAATTTTGCAAATTATTCAATAGGTCTTTATAAAGGAGAGCCGCCGCCTAGAGATTGGTTGGTTGAAAATTTTATTGAAAACAAAGCTGGAGTTTTTAGCAGCGTCGGTGGCGTGGGAAAAAGTATGTT